GATGCCTGGAAGAGCTTCGTGATTTAGAACGGGTGCCCACTTTTCTTGGAGTGATTGTAGTGACATTTGTCTCCTAAGTTAGTAGTTTATTATTTGGACCAACGAGCGATTGCATCCACGTATTTACCCATGGTACCGCTTGCTGTGTTTTCAACTAAGGGTTCTGAACTTTCCTCGGTGGGTTCAGTTGCAGATTCTGCAATTTCAGCCTTCCTAGTGAAATATGATTCCTTAATTGTTTCGACTTTCTTACGATAGTCTTCTTCATTTTCAAACTCAACACCCTCTGCAAGTGAGAATAATTTCTCCTTTTGTGTCTCTGCGAGACCTGCAGCACATTCGTTCACGATTTCCATTTTAACAAATTCGCCAATTCTCTTATTCAAAGATACGTTAGCGTCGATTTGCTCATTGAGTTTTGTTTCCATCTCATCAAGTTCCCCTGACATTCCGTCTAGGAGATTGTATTTTTCTTCGGGAACATTAAAGTTATGTTCTACGAAGAGACCTTTTAGACCTTCAAAGAATGACTCTGCCATCTCAGTCTTTATACCGTGCTCAACAGCGAGTGAATTTTCCTTGATCCACTGTTCAGCAGCATAAGATAGATAGTCATCGACTTTTTCAGCCAATTCTGTTTTGATCTTCTCGACTTCCTCAGTCAGAGTAGATTCAAATGCTTCAGTTAACGCATCAGTTTCCTCATTTACTCTTGAGGTGACTGCGGCTTCAAAGATTGTTACTGCTCTGGTTCTGAACTCTTCTGATAGTTCTTCACCTCCGACAAGAGCGTCAACATCCGCAGTAAAGTCGTACTTGGCTTCATCTGCTGTCTCTTGTTCTTGGATTGTTTCTTCATCTTTGTTCTCCACGTCATCGAAGATCTTACCACTAAGACCTGCACTTACGTTAGATGTTCCTGCAGATGATGGTTTAGTCTTAATAGACTTATCACCTTCTACTCCTACAGGGGCTGCAGCTTTTGCTCCTAGATTTTCAGTTCCCTTAGCACCTTCTGATGATTTACTATCAGAACCACCGATATCAGTGTACTTACCTTGAGAAGTGTCAATCTTTTCTCCAGAAGTCGCACCTTTAGTGATAGCTGCTGTTCCAGTTGCTGCGTCTTCTGTCACTTGCTCCATGTTATCTAACTCTTTATTAGAGGTCTCAGACATTGTTTAACTCCGATTACATTAGCGTTATATACAGTTTTATTTATAAATCACAAACTCTTAAGAAACTTTTCAAATGCGGAAAGTTTCTTTTCTTGTAGATTTATAAGGGTTGCATGATCAATTTCGTTTTTAAGTTCCGCTATTCTTGCTTCTTTAATAACTCCATTGTCCCATACCCATTCTTTTCCTTCCATGATACCATTCACAAATGCGTCTGGTGCTGAAGGATCTGCTACTATATCAGCAGCAGTTGCAAGCATAAAGTCATCTTGAACTATGCTGCAATTAGATTCTTTCTTCAGAGAACCCATTCCTCTTGAAGAAACTCCTAACTTTACACCTTCACTTAGTAGTGATGATGCAATGTTACCCATAGGTGTGTCTAGTATCTTTGCTCTACCGATGAAATTATTTCCATCTTCTTTCAAGGATTCTATTTTATGGGATACCCTATCTAGATTAATTGAAGGACCATCTGGATGTCCAAGTTCTCCGAGTGCACGACCTTTACTGATCTGTGCTTGTTCGTACTTAGCGACTTCCCTCTGAAGTGTTTTGAAAGGATACATCCTTCCATTCTTATTAGTGATTTCTGATTGTAAGAAAATACCTTCTATGAAGTGTGACTTCTTTCCGTTCTTTTCTTCAGTTATAAAATCAACTTGAGTGATTTCTTCAGCTATCAGTCTCATTTTCTGGTTCCTCTAGTGGTTCTTCTACAGATGCAGGTGTAGCATCGACAGGTGGTTCATGTGGTAGTCTGTCAGGTAAGACAGGTTCAACTTTAGTTTCACCAGATCCGTCATCTACTAGTTTGTCTTCTAGTTCATCAGCTGCAGATTGTGCAGTCTGATCTAGTTCAAAACCCATTTTTTGTGCAAACTCTTTCTTTTGAGCTTGTATTGCATCATAAGCTGTAGCAGCCATTGCATCGTTAAATGCATCTACCGCTTTTGCTTTTTCATCGCCAAATATATGATCGACGATTCCTTGTGCTATTTCGCTTGGCATAATAATAGTTACCTACATTATATATTTAGTATTTAGAACTCTCCCCGCTTTAGATCTTGCGGATCAATTGGGTCTTGGGGTGCTCCTTCTTCTGGAGGTGCTTGTCCTTCTTCGCCTGGCATCATACCCATCTCTGCTGCCATTTGATCTTCTGGAGACATAATTAAACCTGCTTCAGTTTCAGCTTCAATCTGTTTGTCTATCTCTTTTATCTCAACATCAGTTTGTTTCAATATTTGACGACGAATATGTTCAATCGAGAAATACTTACCAACGTAAGGATCCATTTGATTGACTTCATTCATTCTTTCATTGCGGATTTCAATCTCTTTGAGTTCTGTAAAGTAATTGTCAGCAATGTAGTCAAACTGAATGTGCTCTTTCATCTCTTCCCATTCTTCAATAGAGCATATACCCTTAAGAATGAGTTGTGTTTTAAGAAGATCTATGAATAGTTCACCGAAACGTTTACGTAAACGTGCGACAAACTTTTGGAATTTAACTTCGTCACGTGTGATTTCAGCAGCACGTCCTATGTTAAATGTAGTTTCAGTTTCTAATCTTGAGTTCGGAACGTTGAGTGATTTATAAAGTTTCTTTTGGAAGTATTTGACATCCTCAAGTTCTCCAAGGTTTTGTCCACCTGGTAACGTAGAGATTTCAGTACCTCGTCCCCCTTCTCTTCTGGGTAACCAGAAGTCTTCGAGCATTGACATGAACTTCTTGTCATCTTTTATCTCACCAGTGTTAGCATCATACACTAACTTGTTACGATACCTACCCATAACTTCACGAAGGTATTGCTCCGCTTTGTTCTTAGGTAAGTTACCAACGTCAATGTAGAAGATACGACGTTCTGGTGCTCTACTCAAACGGTAGATAACCAGAGAGTCTTCAATCATTCGCAGTTGGTTTACTGCCTTGATTGCTTTATGTAAGTGTGACAAGACCATGTTTTTATTAAGGTCTTGAATACCAGAGTGACAATATGTAATTGAATCTGGTGCAATTTTTAATCCTTGATTAGTAGAATTTCTAAGTCCCTTTGGATTGTACAGAAAATACTCAGCACTCTTTTGAGTCAACTGAGTATTAAGGTCTGCATTTCTCAATTCGCCAGGTTTCTTTTGCTCGTATTCAGTAACCTTACGAATTTTTCTAGGGTCGATGTATCTTAATTCAACTAAACCGTTACGTGGTTTTTTCGGATCTATAACCTTATGATAGAACAATCTTCCATCTACATACCATCTACGAAAGATCTCATAGGATCTATTATCAAAATCTAGTAAGCGAAGAATTTCTTGAAACTCTTCTCTCATTAGTTTTTTAATTTTTTCTGATACCTTAAGATTAGATAGTTCTAATTCTACAGGTACGTCATCAAAGTTACCACAGATAGTTTCGTTAACTACATCGTCAACTGCACTATCACATTCTGGTTGTAGAACCATCTCTCTATAACGAGTGATGAGTTCATATTCATTACGGATTTGTCCATCAAAGTCAACAGAATAGCCATAGTAACCACCACCTACTACAGGTTGTGATCCATCTAAACTATCCTTCTGAACGAAAGAAGGTCCCTTTGGAACCTTCTTTGCCCTCTCTAGTGAAAAACCGAAGAGCTGTTGTGCCATTATATTTTAATGATTGTTCCTGTTATATTTAGGAGGTTAGTCCTGGCTCGATTCTGGCATCCAGTATTGGACTTGTAACTCAACAGTGAACTCTTCAACTGCGTCGTTGTTACCGAAGTCAAGATCTATCGCTGCTATATTACTTGGGAATACGTTATAGAACTTATAAGATTTAAGAATCTTAGGTTGATCCCCTGCTTTTAGATCTCTTGCTAACTGATGAACTTTCATATCAGCGAAGTAACCAGTACTATCAGACTTGTCACCAAGACCTGCTGCTGAAGTAAAGTTCTCATTGTAAGCTTGAATGCTACTTGCCCACAATTCAAATGCGGTTCTAATCTTGAATCCACTGTCATTCATAACAGTAATAGTCCAAGGTTCAAATGTTCTGTCTCCTGCAATCTTAAGCACTCGTCCCCTAAATGGAACTTCAATCACACCAACCTGAGATGAAGGGAGATTTGCTGCTCTCACAGTAAACTTACCAAGATCTATGAGGTCAGCTCCTTGAAGTATATCATTAGGGAAGGCTAGATCAACTTGGAATAAATTAGGACGAGCGAAGTCTGAGGTGACCTTCGCTTTAAAATCGTCAATAGTTCCTCTTTCTGCCATTGGTGATATAAAGAAATTTCCGTCAGTAATATTTAGACAAATGGAAAATTTCGAGCATAAAAAAAGACCCCCGAAGGGGTCTTAGTTATAATCGTAGGTCTAGCTTGCGACCTCACCGAAACTAACACCAGTCCGTGTTGCAACGAATGTTAGAGTGATGTAATTGATTGTACGGGTTGGTTTCAAGTATATCTCCGCATAAAACTCACCACGGTCAACTGCCTCTGGAGTATTGTTAGAAGAATCACACTTAACAATAAAGTCTGTAACTCCTCTACGTCCTTGAACATCTCTTAGATATGGTTCGATGATGTTAACAAAGAGTGATCTTTGTGACTCATCATTCTGTTCAAAGAGTTGTGCCTTAGCAGCACCAGAGATAACTCTCTCAACAACCAAGAACAAACGACGAATGTTAATTCTGTCAAATGCACTGGCAAATCCAAGAGCAGTCTTATCACCGAATAGTACTACACCCTGTCCTGGGAATGATACTACTGGGTTAACTCTGTTAGCGTATAAGTTATCACGTTGAGTTTTAGTTGGTGTATATGCTAGTTTAATAGCATTTCTTAAAACACCACGTTGGAATCCTGCAGGTGAGAACCATGCTTCTGATGTCTCAGTTGTCTGTAAACATAGACCTGCTACGTCACCGTTACAAGGGATATATCTATAAACGTCGTTATACTTGTCGTAAATATATTTGTATCCAGAATCAAATACCATATAAGAACTACTTGGTAGTTGCTTAAAGAAGTTGATTATATTTGTGGTAACAGTCGTTCCACTACTTACACCCACAACGTTTGCACGTCTTGGTGATACAAATAACATACAGTCTCTACGCTCTTCAACAATATTTGTTAGTGAAGTAATCTTAGCGATTGCACTTGCGTCATCAGGACCAGAAGGACCAGCGAGAATAAAGTCAATGGTCTGTGACTCAGGATCCTCGACTAACTGATATGCTGTAGCAACATCTGTGTTAGATACTTGATATGATCCACCAGATAGACCGTAATCGGCACCATCAGTAAATCTGTAATAGTAAGTGGAATTGTTTTTAGAACCCACGGTAGTTCTACCTGCAGGGTAATCAGTTGAACCTGCGGTTGAACGCAATAGGTTGAACTGACGTGTTTGAGCACTCTGTCCCCAAACACCATCTGAAGGAGTTCCAGTAGCAGAGAATGTTGTAGCTTCGTGCTCACCCCAATAGATGTATTGTGATTGCTGTTTAATAACTTCTGGATAGTAGTTTGTTTCTCCTACAGAAGTCTTAGCGTCTAATGCTTTTGATAGACCAGTAAATCTCTCAAGTAATGCACCAACAGTACCTGTGATCTTACCATCAATATCAACTACGAGAACGTGTAATTCATCTCTGAATCCACCATTGTTCGTTGCAAATTGTGAAGTCTCAGGACGTGGAGCAACATTGATCCATTTAACGCCTGGTAGATACTCACGTTCTGCATACTCATTTCTTACAGATGTAATAGAGAATGCTGTAGAGTTTGTATCTTCAATACTATCAGCAGCAGCAAAAGCAACAGTTCCTTTATCACTTGCAATATACAAACGTCTTTCAATTCCGTTTGTTGCAATATCACAAGTATTTGTTCCTTGAGTAACTGTCTGACCTGCAGCAATAATACCTGTAACACCGCCACCAGGCAATCCAATTTCTAGTTTAAGATTTGTTGGATCCCATGCTAATACATTAACTGTTTCGTTAGAACCAGAAATGCTAATCGTTGTTGTTGCACCAGGTGTGAAATCACCAACAACTGATTCGACTGTTAAGACTATGGAATACTTGAACACTTTACCTGACGCACCAGATGTGGCAGATATGGCAGCGTCTGCAACGAACTCAGGGTCGTTACCAGAACCAGGAGCAGGAATAACAGCGATTTGATCAGCACCTGCGTCTGTTACAAATACACCGATTGAATTACCTTTAGCACCTGCAGTTCTTGCAACCCAAGTGAAACTATTGTTTGCAGTTTCAAAATTTGTTTCGTAGTGTTGTAAGTTTTTAATTAAAGGTGCAGTTCCTGTATCAACAGCATTTTTTAAACTTGTTGATGCGACACGGATTGTCTTAATTGTGCCTCCGTATGCAAGATACTGTGCAGCAGTAAACCAATACTCGTAGTTGTAGTCATTTGGTTCACCAAATAATTCTGCTAATTGTCTCTCACTTGAAACCTCGACGATTTCTTCCACAGGTCCCAACTCAAAGGGAGCTGCCATTACACCAATATTAGCAGTTGATACTGTAGAGACAGTTGTCAGATCTCTCTCTTGTACTACTACACCTGGCGATGATTGATTCGCTGCCATTTTTATATACTCCTAGAATGCCTTAGCGGTTGTCTAAGATTATTTATATTTTTGAAACGTCACCTAAAGTCAAGCATATGTTGAACATCACCATATTCCGCGAGTTCCCACCTTTCTCCCTGTGCATCTACAATAACATCATCTTCTAATCCGTCATTAATAAATCCAAATGGAGCCATGTCTTGTTCTATAGCATCTCTTTGATCCGCATATATTCTTGCTCTTACATCATTATCATGCATCTCTTTAAAGTATTCTTGCATTGCCATCCATGCAAAAATAACAAGACACATAGCAAGATCATCATGACACCCATCCTCTGCTTGGAATGAATTACCTTTCTGAATAAATGTAGTCAGTTCAGATATAGTATCATAATCTGTAACTAATAATTTATCATCTTCTATTAATGCTTTAAGATTAGAACAACCAACTTGTTTAACTGCAGTACTCATCTTCACACCAAGTTGTGTTTTCTTTCCAGAGAAACCTTGTCCTAGTTGTTGACCTGCTCTACCACGCATAGCAGCCATTAATAGATTCTCATATTCCAAATCATATTGAATGATATCTGCTACCTGTCCACCTATATCATTTACCTCACATAAAACGTATGCATTATTATAATGTTTGCATACATCAACAATAATATTAGGTAAGACTATTGGTTTTATTTCATTGTTTTTATATCTAGCAACTAATTTGTAAGGTATAGTTGTGGTATCTATGACACAAAATGCTGAGTAGTCACCACCAATACCACGAGATACATCAACAGTTACAATATAATTATGATCTTCTATTCTTTCTTCATATATTGCTAGACCTCTGTTTTGTTTAATAGGATCATTATATGGCATAACACCTAATTTAGTAGGAGATATAAGAGTATCAACAGATCCTAAAAACTCACAGTCAAACTCAACTCTGAACTGTGCTTCAGATGTATTTTCAATAGTTTGTTGTTTCCATTTAGCATCTCTGCCAGGTACTTGAGACCAATGAACCTCAGTAGTAATATAGTTATTAGCACCACGTTCAGCATCATGCCATAACTTATAGTATTGGTTCATCCCATGAGGTGTAGAAATAATAATAACTTTTGTTTTTTTACCAGAAGATATAGTAGGATACACACTAGCAAAGAACTGTTCAGCAATATGATTCGGAACGAACGCGAACTCGTCCAAAAATATAATGTTAAAGGACATACCGCGTACAGCACTAGCAGAAGTAGAAGAAGCGAGGATTTTACTTCCGTTTTCCAATTCGAGTGACCCTTTGTTCCATCCGAGAATACCCTGTTGCAACCATCTTGGGAGATTTTCATAAGAAAGTTGTAACCTTCCCAACATTTCTCTTGCAGTTGGTGCTTTGTTTGCGAGGATTGCGACATTTACATTGTCATTGAATAACACATACCATAATAGATATGCTGTAACGATTGTTGATTTACCAGACTGACGAGGTAACTTAGCAATATTAAATCTATGTTTATGAAACTTATCTACCATACTCTCTTGGAAATCATACATCTTAAATGGTATGACACCCTCGTCTAGTGAAACGATTTTAATATATGTTCTGATAAAGTAGATAGGA